TAACATAATTGCTCCCGTTCAGAGAGCTACTGTGCTTCGCTCCCTGATAACAGAATGAAGCAATAGTCTGACAAGGTCAAGGATTAGGCGTAGTTTTGGGCGTGTCGCTGCTCGGTTTATCCTTTAAGCCGTTGGACGCCAATACACCGCCCAAAGATCCAGTTAAGAAAATGGCTAGCGTTTTGAGTAAGTCGATAAAAGCTGCGTCATTGGGCGCTTGAGCCGATACTGGCTGAGTTACAAATATCAGCGCGTAGGTAATTCCAATCGTGACAATTAAGAATACGACCGAAAGAGTCATGCCAATAAACAAAATCAACCTGGCTTTTATATCCTCAGGCGATAAACGCTTTTGGTATCTAGGGCGATTTTGGCTGTGGCTTAACAATGTCTCCAAGTAAGTCCTCTGTGCAGACGCCTTGCGCTTCGCACCTTGGTCGTTGACATTCATCATTTTCCCAATTCTCAAATTCTTGGCATGGATAGCGCGTATAGCCCTGATAACCGCAAGACGACAACGCCAACAGAAGGCACACCGCCAGCGTTGCCGCTTGCAGTTTTCGGATCACTTGCGACCAAAAACCTGATCGTTAGGATTTAACCAGCGCATAAGTACCGGCACGACAGCTGCGACACCAGCTGACAGGATCGCCTTTGGATCTTGATTTCCTGACATGTAAACAGCAAGAGCTGCTGCGATAAATGATCGACCATAACTGGCCAGCATTGGCTTTAATTCGTTCATTTCTTTTTCTCCTTGACAGCCGTTTTCGGCAACTGTACTTCTGGAAATTCTCCAGCATATTCTGCGTACTTTGGACGACCAAAACCAACTATTTCTTTGCCTAAAAATCGCTGTTTAATCATGACCATTCCGCCATTGCGCTGATCGCCTGTGCCGCTGGTATTGCCTTCAATACATAAAACACTTTTAAGCCCAACCTTGACGACAATTCCAATATGGCTTATGCGATCAACGCCGTCATGTGGAAAGTCCATGAAGCAAAGATCGCCTAATTGTGACTTTTCTTTCCAACGGCCAAGTTCCTTCATCTTTTGAGCGCCAGCGGCAGTGCTGACCATGTTAGGAATTTTTACGCCAGCAGTGTGAAAGACCCAGTTGCAGAATGAACCGCACCAAGGCAAGCCGTCCGCCCCGGTAAATTTGCCGTACTTGGTTAGGTTATCGCCCTGCTCAATCGTGCCAACCTCTGCAAGTGCAGCTGCAATAACAGCTGCGGCTGTGCCTTGCGGATAAGTCATGAAAGCAGGAGCGCCGCTTCGTCGGCAGTTATGCCAAGCTTTGCCAGTAAAGCGGCTTTTTCCGCTGCCTTAGCGTCCTCAGCTTGAGTCTTTGCAGCATAAGCCGCTTGCTCTGCCTCGTATTGCTTAAACTCAGCAGCCGTCATTGGGCGCTCAATTTCCTCGCCTGTTTCAGCATTGACAAATTTTAAAATTGGATTAGCCATTAGTTTTGACCGTATATTTCTACTGAACCTGCTGACCAAGTGCCAATTACTGCTTTTATACTTATAGAGTTAATTGCAGCGATTGTTCCATGGTAAGCAGTGGAGTTTATTGTGGTTGCTTTTGCACTTGAATTAGTTATAGAATTGCAAAGACATAATATGGCTTTTTTTGTTGTTGCGTTTGCGTAATCTGGAATTGTAATTGACGCAAAATTGTCTTGTTGAGTGTTAATAATTTGATAACCTGATACATAAAATCCAGCAGTTGTATTATCAGCAAAAGTGCCGTCATTTGTGCCGTTTGATCGCCCACAAAGTTGTTGATAATTCGCGGCGGTATTATCGCCATTAACGCTCATTAAAACATCGGAATTGCTTGACGAATAGAAATCTTTAATTAAAATAATAAGATTTTTGTATGACCCACTTATGCTTGAAATTGTTGTTGTTGCGCCTGAAAGAGAAGTAGTTGAAAGCAAAGTTAAAGAGCCGCTTGTTGGCGTTGCCCAAGTTGGTACGCCGCCTGCAACTGTAAGAACCTGAGAAGTTGATCCAATACCTAGTCGCGTGTTTGTATTTGCTGTAGCTGATGAGTAAACAAGATCGCCTTCTGTCGTTCCGGGCTGCAAAGCCTTTAATCGTGTGTCAACGCCTTGCAAAGCCACGTCAAAATCTGCTGGCAAGTCAGTGACTAAATCTGTAGAAGTCGGCAAAACAAAGCCGTAATTTGTGGTCGGATTAGCCATTTATTTTCCTTTCAATCATGACACGATTGTCGCATATTCCCATGTCAAAGTTGGCGACACGCTAGCCCAAGTCTCGTTAATTGGCACGTCATTCCAACGCATAGCTTGCAATGAGTAAGCCAGCGGCGACATCAGCAGCGTCACTGATAGCTCGTTGTAGCTGGCGCGAAATGTCCAGCCTTCTACAAAGCCCTGAAAAGTACCGGAGGACATATTGAGAGGCAGATTGTTCAGAGCTATTGGCTGACCCATAAAGACGTTTATTAGGCTATCTCGATCGCCATTGTCTAGCTCTGGATTTGTCAGCGCATAAGTGATTTGGTCAAAAATCGGCTGTGGATTGGCTCGCAAAGTTAGATAAAAGGCTGCTTGATCCTCAGCGTCAGAAGTATGTTTAATCGTCGTCGTAATAATTTGCGCAAGATTGCCATAAGTTGCAATCGAGTCTGGATCTGTGTCGCTCACCTCGTTGCTGCTGTTTGTGTTGTATTTAATCGTGACGTCATTGCGGACGTCGCCAGCTCTGGTCTTGATCGTTATTCCTCGACCTAAAGCATGATTGGCTGTTAGATCGGTGTAACCGTTAGCTGCAAGATAAGTTGTTCTGTGAGTTGAGTCTGCGTAGCCAATTAAGCCATTTGCGTCCTCGTATAAATAGCCAAGGCCAGAAGTTGCCAAAGCAGCAACAAGGTCATAAATCACAATTCGTGATGATGAACGCTGTGCCAGCTCATAATTGCCCGGTCTATCTATATCGCCAAGGCCTACGTTGCCAGCTGTAGCCCAAGTCGTTGTCGGATCATAGGCAGCCCAAGTTTCGGCAGCTGGAACTTGCTGCCATTGCGCAAAAAGCACCTGAGACAAAATTGTGTAGATTTGATCGCCGTCAAAATCCTGTGTCAAGACTCCGTCTGTAAGAGCCTTTTGAAGCCTTGCCAAAGCGCCCAAGGCAGTAATTGTCACCAATTGCGTGTACGCGCTTGAGCCGACCTCTGAGACGCTCACAGCAATATCCACAATCGAGCCGCCAAAAATAGGCTGATAAACGGCGGCGGTGTCCTGAACTTCAACCGACAAGGTGTTGTTTATTTGATAGTCAATAGCAGCTTGATTTAAGACAATCAGCGTAATTGAGCAATAACCAGCTTGTGCTTGTTCATAGATATTTGTTCGCCCTGAGGTGATGTTGAGGCTGGCTAGAACTGAGTCAGTTACATCTACGCCAGCGATTTTGACTCGCCAAACTGGCGACCACTGCGTCAACCGCTTGCACCTAGCAGCGCACCTGCGCCGCCTGTACCGCGAAAGAATGAGTCATTCAGAACGTTGACGATTGTGCGCGCTGTGCCTTCTGCGTCGATCGCGCCATTTACTGTGACGTTTATGCCGCTGTTATTGCCGCCACTAGCTGCCTCAGCTCGTCTGATAGCTGCCGCTGGTGTCAAAGCTGTGCTAAACGGTGTCGCTGCCATAGCTGCGCCAGCTGCGGCCGCACTTACTCCGCCACCGCCAGTTGATGTTGAACCAGATCCGCCGGATACTGTTGGCACGCTAATTGTTGGCACGCTGCTAGTTGCTGACACGTTTGGCACTGAAACCGTTGGAATGTTTATAGTCGGCGCTGAAATTTGCGAAACATTAGGCAAGAATGGCACTGAGTTGTAAAGTCGAATAAGCGCGTTGATACCTGATACCGCGCCAGAGATCAGCGTATTAAGGCCGCCAATTACTGCACCGATCACGTTAATTACTCCGCCAGCAATTTGACCGACAACCTTAAATGCTCCGCCCAAGACGTTGACCAATACTGGCACAACGTAAGTCTGAATAAAGTTGATGAAAATTGTGAACTCTTGTTTGTTATCTTTAATCGCGTCTGTAATTGGTTTAAAGAAATCTGCAAAGCGCCCCAGAGCTGGTACGACTTTGTTGACAATAAACTCAACTAGGCTTTGAATAATTGGCAGCAATCGAGCGCCGATCGACTCTTTTGCTTCGTCGAATGTAACTTTGAGGATCTCAAGTCGCCCGGCAAATGTCTTTGAGTTAGCAGCTGCCGCGCCGCCAAATAAATCTGACAACTTGCCCTGGACTTCTGTGAATGACATTGTTTTCAATTCGGCTGCTGATAGTCCAATGCCTAACTTGCCAAGAGCTGCTGTGTTGCCGTCATAGGCTTTGCCTAAACTATTTGCGACCGAGTCCAGCCCCTTGCCCGTCGCTTGGCTTATGTCTAGGGCAAGACTTAATAAATCTTGTGCCTTTGTAACGTCACCTGTTGATAAAGCAAGGCGTGATAAAGCTGGCCGTAATTTATCGTCTGCAACGCCTGTAGCTAGTGATGTTTTAAGGATCTGTTTTTCAACAGAGGCGATCATGTCATTTGTTGCACCTGTGGCATTTTTCAAAGATGTGGCAAGTCTTATCTGTGCAGCTTCGTCCTCGATCGCGGCTTTGACGCCGTCAACTGCAAGCTTTACTGCGTACGCACCGGCAGCAGCGGCAGCGGCCGCAAAAGCAACGCCAGCCTTTTTGCTGAACTCGCCAAGCTTGTTGCTTGATCCTTCTACATCAGCATTTGCACTGTTTAAGGATTTTTTAAGCTGGTCAACGTCAGCAAGTATCGACAGCTTAAGCGTTCTACTTTGCGCAACCATTAAAACTCCTTGAGGATCTTGTCAAAAGCATTTTCCCACTTAGCAATGATTTCGGGCTGAATGGCGCGCAATGTTGGATAAATAAACCAGCCGTTAGATCCTCGACCTTTCGGGCCAAATCCTGACCAAATTGGGAATTGCTTGTACTTGTTAGATCCAAATTCGTTGCCGCCCCAAAGCTGCTGTGTTGTACCGCCGCCAGAGAACTTTTGACCGGCAAAGCCAAAAGACAGCTCACCAATCTTTGAGGACTTAGACACTCTTGATCCGCGAGCAATCTTTTCAGCTGCGCGGCCTCGACCAGTTGACGTGCCGATAATTTTGTCCTGAGCAAATTCTGCCAACGCTCCAGACGCAGCTTTGGCTTGCACTGTGGCCTCAGCGTCCATTGCTTTGAAAGCGCCTAGAACGCGACGGAGATCCGCCTTGTCGTAAGCAATCTCAACGCTGTCGCTCATTTTGTTGCTTCTCCAATATCTCCAAAGCTGTGTAAATCTGCTCCGCCGTCTGCCATTCGCTCATTGGAATTCCAGTTGTCAAGGCTAGATCAACCAGTATGCGATTTACGCTTCCGGCGGCGTAGCTTTTGGGAGAACCTCACCGACCGTCACGTCGGCAACAGTTTCGCACCAAATCTCAAAGCCCTTTATTGGCTTGCCACCAGCTTCTCGCTTCATTGCATGCCACGCAAGAAACAGCAGATCGGCAATGCCAATCTTGTCTTGTGCTTGTGAAATGGTTTGACCTGTCTTGTTTTCCCACTTCGCCCACTCTGGCGGTTGCGCGGTATATGTACCGAACTCGCCTGATGTGTACTCGATCGTTATTGGCAGTTTCATTGTTTGCTCCCGTTTCTCTTTCGATTAGCTGATTGTTAGAACTGGCGTTGAAGCGCAAAGCATTGCCCATGAGTCGGTTTGTGCGTCTGGTGCAGTGCCGCCAGCTGTGGGCGCTACTGGAAACGCTGTACCGGCAAAACTCGCACCTGTTGCAGTGACTAGCGTGAAGGCTAAGGCTGTGTTTGGCGCAGATGTAAAGGCTGTCCACATTGCTTCAAATAGTGATGAAGTTGCGCCCCAATCGGCAAGCAATTCCATGTTAAGAGTCCACTGATCGTCAATGTGCTTGTAAGCCTTGCCGTCTAGTGTTTGATATGTAGTAATAACAGGCGCATTGACCAAAGTTACTGACGTGGTTTGTGCGTCATAGTTAACGGTCGCAAGTGTGAAGGTTATGTCGCGACCAGTGACGATTGTTGTTGGCATTTCTTGTCTCCTTAGATTGTTTCTTGTGTGTAGTAAGTGCTGACCGCGAGATCCGCCACTAATAGGTTTGAAGCGCCTACTGATTGCACTGTCGGACGCTGTACGTCTCCAACTGTGTAGCCTGTAGGCATTGCGCCCATTATCGCAATAATAAGTTGCTCAAGGTTGTCGAGCGCACCGGCAGTGTTGTTGTAGGCAACAGCGGCAGTTACGACAAAGTTGATTTTGACCCGAACAGTGCTTTTGCCAATAGTTGTCGTTTCGAGATACGGCGCGTCTGGAACAATCACGCAAGCTGGTGGAATTACAGCCTCAGGCGGTGAGCTATAAACCGAAGCTGCTACGCCAGCCAAAGCTGTTGCGAGTGTGCCACGAACATTGGTGGCGATAGTTGTTGGCGTAGGCATTTACATAGCCATTGTTGAAACGTCAATGTAATTACCTAAGAGGCCAATTACGCGATTTTGTAAGCTGCGACCCATTCTAAACGGTGACGGCGTAAAGTCCACGCCCTCGATCTGTCCGCCGGGCGCGACCACACTTTGGAATATCTCCACACTAACGATCGTGACCGCTTGTTCAACCGCGTCGGTGCTGGCGTAAAGTGTGGCCGCGTTTGCCCCGGATAGGTAGGCAACGCCCGCAGGGATTACCGGGCGAAATGTGATGTCTGCATTTGTAACCGCGCAAGTAAAATAGAAATAAGGCGCAGGATAAGCAAAAGGCAAATAAGGAAATGGATCGTAATAATTTGAAGTTACTGTCTTTGTGCCGTTAAAAGTATTTGGAACGCAACCGCTAATTACGACACTTTGATCAGCGACAAATGTATTTGGCTTTTGTGTTATGTAATAAGCAACGTTGTTTTGCAAATAAACCGCAGCAATAGCGTTTTGATTTGCAGTGAGCAACGGCAAAATTACCTGCTCGGCTGAGTTAATTATTGAGTCAAGATACGCGTCAGAATATAAAGAAACAGAGACGCCTAACACTGTGCGAAGCTGTGAGGCTGTAATAATGCTAGGCATCTCTGTCCTTTCGTGTGCTGCTGGCCTAGATACGGGAGCGCACCTAGGCCATGATTAAGTAGATTAGGTTAGATTGAAACGGCGTAGGCCACCGGCAAAGACGGCCTGAGCTGCAATGTAACCGTAAAGTGAGATTTCAATTTCTCCTGTTGTTGGCACGTTTGTTGCCAACTGAAGTGCAGGTGATTCAAAAATCTCAATCGAACGTGGGTCGATAATAAACGCTGACTCGTCGATTGTTGTTGAAACCATGTTTGGATCGACGTAGTAGTCAAGTCCAAGAACGTTGCCGCGGATACTTGTAGGAATTGCTGATCCAGCGTTGTTCATAGGATTTCCAGCGTTGTAAATTGGACGACCAGTTGAGTCAGTTGCGCCAAGAAGCAAGCCCCACATGGACGTTCCTGAAACAAATGATTTGGCAGTGCGCTTTGTCGCTGCATAAACAGCTGGTGCTTCTGTTGATACAAAGCCGATAATGCCGTCTGAGTCTGCGTCTTGCGCTGTTGCTTGTGTGCCGCCAGCTGTAATTTGTGCAATTACATAAGCGTCAGTTGCTTGAGCATAAGCATCCCTGAGATTTGCAAGCATAATTTCATAAAAGCTCGGATCTGACCGGTCAAGCAACTCAACTGAGTAGCGTTGAAAGCCCATTTTTTTAATTACTGTTGCATTTACATAAGCAGAAGTAATCGCTGTTGTACCTGTTGGATCTCCGCCTTCTGCAACTGTTGCAGCTGTTGAGTTAGCAGTGATTTTTGGAATAGACACTGTCATTCCGTAGGTGCTAAGCGGACGTGTACCGCCGCAAG